TTGAAACGTTATCATTCTTAGGTGGTGGAACGACTATATCGTTCGGTGTGATCACTGCGTACTTATAATTATACAGCTTACAAGTCTTTATGGCAACTGTATCTTCAATTTCTATTACATTTAAGTCGGCATCTTCATCATCATTCAACATCATAGCATATCTTTCAGCATCATCCTCTTCTTCAAACATAAAGAGGACTTTTTCTCCATAGCGATTTAAAACAGCATAGGCACCATCGTCCCGTCTGTCTTTAAGTGTAAGAAGATACATTAGTCTACCTCGCAGGCTTCGGTGTATATTTGTTGTAGAATTCCTTTAATGAGAGTTTTATCTCCTTCAAATTCAGATTCATCAATATAGCGATTCAATATACCTATCGTATTCTCAGTTTCTTCAACTTCAAAGTCACTACTTTCAGTTAATACGAAATTTTCAATTATTTTTAAGTCTTGAATACCAGAGTTGTATAATTTATCTATAAATTTTTCAAATTGCTTTTGGTCGGTTTTCTTCTTTACAACTACTTTAACTATCTTATCTTTAAATTCTCTTGTATCGAACAATTTGTAATTAGTGTCTTCGTAGTAGATATTGTAGAATAATCTATAAGGATTGTTTACAGGTTTATGTTCGATTGTTTTAGTATCAAAGATATGAAAACCTCTTGTATCTAAAACATCATTCCAAAACATTTCATAAGGATTTCCAAGATAGTATATCTTCCCATTGTCCGAGCGAGTGTGATAGTGACCTGAGTAAACACGATAGAACTTATCGAATATCTTTGTATCCATTCCGTGTTCCATTGTATGACCACGAGTAGCAACAAAACCATTTAACTCAAGATGACCCATAATGACATCTGCCTCTGTAGTGTCCATCATCTCAAGAGTTTGTAACTTATTCTCTTCATTTATCCAAGGAAGAAATAATATATCTAACCCACCAATGTTTACTGTAGTCGGTTCTGAGTAAACAATTACATTGTCATATTCCTTCAATAAAAGGTCTACAGTATTAATTTCATTTGTATCTTTATAGTATGCAGTATGATTACCAACGATTGTATGAACTTTAATGCCCATTGAATGCAATCTATCATAATAGTTCTTTTTTGACCACTCAAGAGTTGCTAGGTCAATATTACGACGATTATCAAAGGTATCGCCCATATCCACGATAGTATCAATCTTATTTTTCTCCAAGTATGGAAAAAAGGTATTATCGTAAAACTTTTTAAAATATCTGTGTATGTATTCAGCACCTTTTCTTGCACCGAAGTGCTGGTCTGTAATAATTGCTAATTTCATCTGTTGGAGGACTTGTACTGAATATTATCTTTGATTGTATTATAATCAGAACTACTACCAGTCATTGCACCATCATCAACAGTCATTACTTCCTCAAATCCTGTCTTTTCAATTATCTTTGTTTTAATTTCTAACTGCTTCTTTTCTTTTTGTATTCTTCTTAAAAATGCATAGTGAATAATCTGAGTAAAGTAGGCAAATGGATTTCTTGACTTCTCTGGATCAAAGTTATGGATATACTGAACACAATTTTCAATTCCATCAGATATCATATCGTCACGGAACATGTAATTGACAAAGTTTGGTTTATATGATAAGTGTGTTGCTATCTTTAAAAAACAAGAACCTAAGTAATTTGTGATGCGTGGTTTTGGTAAATCATTCTCTTCTGCTTCTTTTACCTTTGCACGATAAACAATTAATGCTTCTAATAATTCACGATTATTTACATAATGCTCTGATTTTTTCTTTGCCATATACCTGACTGAATATATTGATAGTATAACATAATTTATCGGACTTGACAAGTCATTGAATTTTATGTACAATACCCTTTGTAAGGGGTCAAGGGTTATTAGGCTTATCTATATTATTCTTAAAGATATTCTCAAGGCTCTTGCGAGCATCCTCAACAGTGGTTAGTAATCCCATCTTATCATTTAAGGTTACTTGACCATCTATTTCAATATCAATATCATCTTCATTTAGATAACGATTGTAAAACTTAATCATCTGTTCATCATTCACTTCAGACATTGTAATAATTTTATCATACTTAATTAAAAATAAATCTTGATCTGGTAGTTCTAACCAAGGTTTAACTTTGACATATTTACCTGCAGGACTTGAAAGCATCTTCATAATTACTGGATTTGAAAGCATGATAATTGAGTCTCCATCATTCTCATCGACAGAAACAAGTGCGAAGATTTCTTCACCTGTAATTAATTTTAATACTGCGTGAAATTCCTCTCCCATCATCTTAAAATACTTGTACTATTATTTAGGTTTAATTTTTCAAAGGTATCTTGACAATATCATAGTTGAAGTTCTCTTCATTATACACCTTTATTCTTTCTATTAAATGATTCAGTGTATAATTTCTTCTTGATTTGTAACTAATATCATCAGCAATATCATATAGAGTTGCTTTTGTTTTATTATTTCCCTTTCTTAAGACTCTTCCGATTGATTGAAGATTTCGTATTCGAGATTTAGATGGGGAAGCAAAGATGACATTATGAAGATTCTTAATGTTGATTCCTGTTGAGAAGGTTCCGTAAGAGGCAATAATGATTGCGTTAGTCTCCATTTCTGTAATTGACCGAACCTCTTCTCGATCTTCTGTTGCAACTCCTCCGTGTACGAAGAAGACTTGTCGTTGTTCAAGAACATTGCTCTCCTTTATCAAATTATATAGGGGTTCTCCGTGCCCTTCGACTCTTGCAAATAGAATTAATGTATTACCTTTAAGATCAAGAGCAAGATTTTTAATAAAGTTATTTCTCTTTTGATGAGTAATAATATACTGAATTTCGTCTTCAAAAGTTTCAAATTTATTCGGTGAGTGTTTCAATAGAAGTACGTTAATATCCAACGTCGCTACATGACCTTTCTTCATAAGCTCGTCAGTCTTAATAATTTTATATGATGGTCCAAATAATCCTTCTAATACCCACTTATGTGTCTGTGTACCATCAAGAGTCCCTGTAAAACCAAAACGATATTTGGCATTATCAAGTTTTGACATTATAGATATTAAAGACTTTGATTTAAATTGATGTGCTTCATCTCCAATAACACATCCAAAACGATTAAAGTATTTGCGAGGAAGTTTATAGATTGATTGCCAAGTCGTAATAATTACCTGAGAATCTGTTTCTCTCTCTTTACCAGCATATATCTTGTGACAAAATGAACCAACATCCCAACCATAATCCTCAAAATCTTTATACATCTGTTCTACTAAAGATGTCGTCGGAACTACTATCAGAATACTTAGTTTTTTTTCAACGTAATATCTCACAATCCCGTATATCATCAGCGACTTTCCTGAAGCAGTTGGAGATATCAATAACCTACGATTGTATTTTAAAGCGTCGTGTACTCCCTGTATCTGATAATCTCTAGGTTTATATTTACTTACAGCATTCATATAGTCCTTGACACCCTCTTCTGAGATGCCATCATTCACTTCAAAAGGTAAACCATAAAATTTACTTGGTTGAAAATCATATGTATATTCGTGATCTTTACAAAATTGTACGATCTTATCTAAGAGTCCAACATATATCTGATTGTTCTGAATATTAAATAACCTTATCTTTCCGTCCCAATACTTATTTCTATAAGTTGGCATAAACTTTGCACCTGGCACTTCAAAGGTGAAATAGTCTGCTAACTCATAATAAACATGCATATCAGATTCAATCTGAAGATGCACTTCATTCTTCTTTGATATAATCAAATGTGACATAACATTATCAATATCAATTATTTAGTTGTGTTTTATGAATCCACTTTTACTTTGGTTTAGGAATATTTCCTTTTTTGATACCTTTTGTTGTAGGATTACCTAATTTATTTCTTGGAAATACTTTATCTAAATTAATATTTAAATCATTATATGCTTGTGAATAAGTAGGATAAGCATCCATATCTAATACCTCACGACCTGATAATTCTCTTGATGGTCTCTTTCTTAATACAGGTGGTTGTGATAATTGTCTGTTTGAATCTCCCATATTTTTGAGATTTCTCATTATTTTATCTTGATTACCAGGTTTATCTGTAAGTTTGTTTATTTGTGCTATTGGCATCTCATCTCTGAATTGTTTTTTACCAACACCTCTTAAATTTTTATGTCTGAATCTTGTAGCTGATTTAGACATCCCCAATGGAAATGTCAATTGTGGATATCCATCTTGGCGAGGAATAGGCATTGTACTATAATCTACTTTATTTTCAGCAGATCTACGTAAAGAAGTAAAAGGATTATTTGGATTACTTCTAAAGTTTGTGATATCTTTTACTGGTACCTTTTTAGTTGTAGATTTCAAACCAATTTTTTTTAGATTTTTAAATCCTAATTTACCTGCTTTTAATGCAAGTTCAAACTTATTCAGTTCTGTAATGAATTGAGTATAAGTTTTCATCCTATCTTCTTTTACGCTGTTTGACCACCCTTTAGAGTTTGCTTATATTTTTTTCCAGTATCAAACGACATCTTTGATACGACAGAACCATACTGCTTTGATGGATTTGTATTTTTTGTATTTGTATCTTGAGCAATTTTTACTTGATCTGCTTTTTTATTTTTATTTTTACCAGTCAATGTGCTGTAACCTTTCTGCACACCTTTAGTTGCAATATCAAATGTCTTATCAACTCCCTTTGAATAAGCATTAGGTGTCATTCCTGTAACATTTAATCTATTTGCAGATTGTACAAATGAACCTGCTTTTGCTAAATTCTTACTAGCACCTAAGAATTTTGCTGCTTTGAATACTTTTCCACCAGGTATTGCTCCGATTGCATCAAACGCTGCTTGTTTAAACTTACCTTTTCTTAAATTATTCAATGCTGAACCTGCAGAGTATGCGGTTAATGCTGCACCACCAAGTTTTAGTGCTGCTGGTATGAGTGCTAAAGCTGGTGCTATTTCATCTAGCTGTTGAGTTTCTTCTTGAAACTGTTTAAATGTTTTCATTACCCTACGATTGTATCGAACCAATCCTGACTCATACCTGAAATTATTTTATCTGCTGAATCTGCGTCAACTGCATATTTCTCATCAATAAGATGTTTTACAACTTTTTGATAATCTTCATGTATCTGTTTTGATTCTTTTGGAGTTGGCTTCATTGTATTATTAATTCTACTAATCTATTTATCAATTATAACCTGCTTGGAACTTGTTCCATTCAATTGCATTTTTAATTTGATATGTTCGATTAGATACTGCTCTTATAACTTCTTCTAAAAACTTCAACATAATATCATAATATTTAATTTTCATATCTACCTTATTCATTTTATCATCTGCATCAAGGTGTCTTTGAATCGCATCTTTTTCTCGAACCTTGTAAGGAAATGGTTCTTCAGCATATACTTCTGCAGTTGCTTTTCCAGTGTAATAATTATATCTTTCTAATCTAACTTTAGCATATTGCTCTCTCGCTCTCTCACGAAGTAAAGTAATAGTATTGTAAAGTGTGTAATACTTTGAGTGAAGTTGAGGTATTTTTAGTGATTCATCATGTAAATTATCAGGATCGATCTTGGAATCTTTTTCCCACATCTCCTGAATTTGCTCAAGATTCATAGACTACTTTTTAAATCATATATTGTATACTTGAAAGTTGCCTCTGCAGTAAAATACTGAACATCAGTATTAGTTGCATCAAAGTCAAGAGAAGTTATTGATACTGGAAATAAATCGCTGAATTTTACTTTGGCAACTTCTCTATAATTGCTGTTTAAGATACTCAAAGTTCCATCACAAAATGCTTCTTTTGGATCTCTCTGACCATCAGAGTCAGTAGTTATTTCTCTAAATTGTTTTGCAGACTCTGGAAAACCTAATCCTTTTAACCAGTTATAAACTGCAAGATAGTTTTCCATATTTTCATCAACTAAAAAACGAAGAGTAAAATCTCCAAAAGTTAATCTCTCACCAGGTACATCTATATTTTTTAAATATGATGCTTGTGTTGCAAGTTCAAGGTTTAACTCTGGTATTCTAGCAGAATTTGAGAAAAAGTCAACCTTCGGAAATTTAGTCAAACTAAATTTAAATCCTACTCCTGATAGAAAATTTCTATTTGCTACTTGTTTTCCGAATGCCGAACTAGTCATTATCTTTTTGATTATTTATTGTCTTTGAGTAAAATCAATTCCTTCTAAGTGGTCAAACTCGTGTTGAAAAACTCTAGATGCTAATCCACTTAATTTTATTTTATGTTCTTTTTTATTTTCATCTTCATATTTTACAACAATTTTATCAGGTCTTTTCACATTTATAAATTCATTTGGATATGACAAACAACCCTCTTCAAACTCCACACACTCATTATATTTTTTTACTATCTTTGGATCGAAGCATACTATAACTTCATTATTTTCTAAATCTTTAATCATAGCAAATGCCCTTACATACATACCGATTTGATTTGCAGAAAGACCTATCCCTTCATAATGGTGCATATTTTCAATTAAGATTTTTGCAACCTCATGACGGTCTATATTCTTTGCACATTTATTACACGGGCATACTCTCTCGTGTAACATTGGATGTGTATTAGGTATTAGTTCTAGTATCATCTTTCCTTGGATTATTTAGTTTCCAAGAAGGACCTTCCATAAAAATATTCAGATAAACCCATTTCGCATAGTGAACACCTCTATAACACATAAAAGCGAACACTTTTTCTGGGTTGTGAATATCGGGATCGTATTCTGGGACTTCTGGATACTCCCAGTCTATGCGTATCATTACCTACTCCAAATTGAGTAAATATTTATTTGTTAGCGTATCTTGACAAAAAAAGAGACCCCCGAAGGAGTCTCTGGATATCTCGAACGAGATATTTATTACATAAGGTTTGTAACCTTAACTCTTCTGTAGTAACGGTTTGTGTTACGTGTGAGTGTTCCAAGTCCCTGAGTAGTTCCTTGTGAGAATGGGTTCTCAACCATACCATATCTGGTCTTGAATCCAATCTTAGGTTGGAATGTATCCTGACCAACCGCACGAACCATCTGTAGAGGAACGTATGGGCAGTAGAATAATCCAGCATCATAAGGAGATGAACCCTTGTAACCGATAACATA